ACGCTGTATGTATTGATGAATGGTACGGGTGTCGGGTTTTCTTGTGAGCGTCAGGAAGTTAATAAATTGCCAGCTATTCCAGTAGAGCTTAAGCTAGTTGATGATGTTATAGTCGTTGGTGATTCAAAGCTCGGTTGGGCTAAAGCGTTTAAGAAGTTATTGTCGTCATTATGGGAGGGTGATATTCCGCAGGTTGATTATTCTAAGGTGCGCCCCGCAGGCGCAAGATTGAAGGTGTTTGGAGGAAGAGCCTCTGGTCCAGAACCATTAAAGAGGCTCTTTTCTTTTGTCACCAATACATTCAAAAATGCTGCAGGTCGTAAATTGACATCACTTGAAGTGCACGATATTATGTGCATGATTGGTGAAATAGTAGTTGTTGGTGGAGTTCGACGTTCTGCGCTTATTTCTCTTTCTAATTTGTCAGATCGCAGAATGCGTGAAGCTAAGATGGGTGCTTGGTGGGAACAGAATCTTCAACGCGCTCTTGCAAATAATAGTGCAGTGTATACAGAAAAGCCAGAAATGGAATTGTTCATGGAAGAATGGTTATCGTTAGTTAAATCCAAGTCTGGTGAGCGTGGTATATTTAATCGTCAAAGTGCACAGAAGCAAGCAGCAAAGTGGGGTCGACGTGCAGATAATTTGAATTATGGTTGCAATCCATGTTCTGAAATTATTCTCCGTGATAAGGAATTTTGTAATCTGACTGAAATCATTGTTCGTCCTGAGGATGATTTCAATTCACTTAAGAGAAAGGTTCGGGTTGCTGCCTTGATTGGTACTATTCAATCAACATTAACTGAATTCCAATTTCTTAGTGAGGAATGGAAAAAGAATTGTGAGGAAGAACGCCTTCTTGGTGTGTCAATGACAGGTATCATGGACAACCCAGTTCTATCACAAACATCAGATCAGTCTCGCGAGTGGTTAGTTTCTTTGCGTGATATTGCTCGTGAAGTTAATATGGAATATGCAGAAAAGTTGAGCATTCCAGTATCAGCGGCTATTACTTGTGTTAAGCCTTCTGGAACAGTGTCTGAATTGGTTGGTTGTGCACCTGGAATCCATCCTCGCTATAGTGAGTACTACATTCGTTCAATTCGTCAAGACAACAAAGATCCATTGACACAACATTTGAAGATTAGTGGTGTTAAGTGGGAACCAGCTTTTGGTAAGGAAGATTCAACAACAGTCTTTTATTTTCCACAAAAGGCGCCTTCACATTCTGTATATCGAAATGATCGTACTGCAATTGAACAGCTAGAGCATTGGTTGATGTTCCAACATTATTGGTGTGAGCATAAGCCTTCTGTTACCATTTATGTTAAGGATCATGAGTGGTTGGAAGTTGGTGCATGGATCTACAAGAACTTTGATGATGTGAGTGGTGTGTCATTCCTGCCTCATAGCGACCATACCTATCAGCAGGCTCCATTTACTGAATGCACAAAAGAAAATTATGAGCTTGCATTGAATGACACTCCTGCTATTATTAATTGGGATGCATTAGTAGAAGATACTGATAATACTACGAGTAGTCAAGAGTTAGCTTGTGTTGGCGGTGCTTGCACAATCTAATGTGCGACGAAGCCATTTTTGACAAGATGAAGGGGTTACAGGTTACAGTTCCAGAAATAACCTGTAACCCCGGACCTTATTGTTGGTGCGCTAATTTATCTTTCAAAGCACCAGTGATGCAGACTGAGGACTGCCTTAGTCCTCATGAAATGTTGTTGATGTATAGAAAGGAGATGACTGAAAAAGATGTTCGTTATCTCGAGTCGATAAGAAATCTTAAATTTACTAGAGGTTAGAATGGCAACGAAAACATTATACTGCTATAACTGCGATGAGGCGTTTAAGGTGTCGTGGGAAAATACAAAAGCAATGCCAGAATTTTGCCCGTTCTGTGCAGAAATTATTGATGAGGAAGAGTCTTTAATAGATGAGGAAGAGTTTGAGTAAAGTCAACGGCGTTAGATGGGAATTTTAGAACCCATTTTTTAAAGATTTTTGTTCGGATGTTTGAATTGTACCAATCTTCAGACTCTAATACCTTCCAGAGATATTGTAGCTTTTCTTCCAAGTAAAGTAACTCTCCTTTGGAGAAAACGAATTGAACAATTATCCGTTGAAATGATTCTGGATCTTTTTCGTAATCTTCAAGAAGAAGAGCATTAGATCCCCAATATGATTCCCAGTCGGATTTCAGGCGAACCTTTTTACGTTTGCCTTTTACCATACGATAGCCAGACTTTGTAAGTAATTTTCTACCTACGTACTTCATATTGGTTTTAGAGTTGATGATTAGATAGATGAAGCCAAGTGCTTTTTCTGGAATGTCGGCTTCACTGATTTCTTGATTTTGGTGCATCCACGGGGTCATTGACAAAAATTCCTTTATTTGTTATGATATTTATACTTGAAATGAGCAAGCAAAAATGACAGATAGCTTATATTATTTTATTCTTGTAACATTGTTTGCAAATTGGTGGCTGCTCTTTGTTGTTATTTTAGATAAGGAGAAACCACCTGTTCAGAGAAATACAGTAGCATTTTTTCAGTTGTTGTATTGTGTTTGGGGAACGGTTGCCTTCTGGCATTCTTAAATATGGAGAAAATCATGACCAAGTATATGAATGAAGATGCGGTTGATGTTCTAGTTAATACTGTTCTTCCACGTTTCATTGTTGAAGTTGATTTTATCAAGACCAACGGTGAAAAGCGTCATATGAAGTGTACTAAAGATCACAAGTTCATTGACGCGCGTCTTGAAAATAAGTACCCTGATGGTGTTCCCGCTGTTACTCGTCATAAGGTACCGAATCCTGATGTTGTATCAGTATGGGATTTGGAAAAGGATGACTGGCGTGCATTCAGAAAGGATTCCGTTATTAATTATGCAATTGTTCCTTGAGGTGAAATATGACATTGGTTACCGTTCCGTCTAACCCAACTGATATTAAAAAGATTCATGATGCTGTTAATGAAGGTGTCGATTGCTTAACTAGAATCGCATCTGAACGAGAGGCTCTTAAAGACATCATTGATATGATTGTAGAGGACTATGAACTTCCGAAGCGTCATGTCGCAAAGATGATTAAATCAAAGTTCAAAGACGACTTTAAGAAACAGAAAGAAGAGCTTGAGGAGTTTGAGGAACTATGGCTAAGAATCATGCACCGATAGGAATATGTAAAGGTTGCAAGTGGGTTGGTACTAATCTATTTCGTACTGAATTGTATTGTACTAACTATAATGTAGTCTTACCTGTGAAATATGGTATTACTATAACGAACGACATTCCTGTTAGTGTTTGGATGGTTCGGAAGGCGGTAGATGATTGTTTTTGGAAAGAACACAAATAAAATCAATGAGTTATATCGCTGTAGACGATAATTCCGAATTCTGTATAATATGCAGTGTCAGTTAAACAAAGGAGCCGAAGATGGACGACTTTGACGAGTATGGCATGTACGAAGACGATCTGCAGGAGTTTTCTGATCGGGAAGCCTGGGAGGACGACATGGCGGATGCTTCCGACGGCGCATTTGTGGAAGCCTACGATGGCTTGTATGACGAGGTCGACTTGGGATGAATAGGAAGTACGGGACGATCAGAAGCGACGCGTCAGGCGGGTTGCACATTGAGATGGACCCGTCACTGGAGTATTCCGACGAGTACGGCTGGCGTCATCCTGATGAGCCGGACCCTAAAGATCCTGAGTTTCAGGAGTATATGAAGTGCCTTCGTGCTATCATTTCTGATTATGTAAAGGATAAGTCATGACTCCTATCTTTCCTAATATCAAAGTTAAGCTCGTCGGTACTGATGGCAACGCCTTTGCTATTCTTGGAACTGTTCGGTCTGCAATGAAGAAGGCTAAGGTTCCGGCTGAAACAATTACAACCTTCTCTAGTGAAGCAACTTCGGGTGATTATAATCACCTGCTTCAAACTGTCATGAAGTATGTGGAGGTTCGTTAAATGGCAACTGCGAAAGCTCGCGCCAAGCGTCATAAACATGTTAGTAAGAAAGGTTGGGAAGCTCGTGTCCCAACCTTTAACATGCTTGACTACATAGGTTCTATGATCAAAATCTTCAACTATTTTA